AGACACCGCCAAGATAAGCTAGATCGTTACAGGGACAAGATTCGAGCAGTGCAAGTAAGACAACTTAAGCCTGAAACTTACCCTGAATACCATGATGATGATTTAATTGATGATGAGGAGTACGCACCATGAGTAGATGCCAATGCTGTGATAAACGACTATCCGACTATGAATTGACCTTGAGACACGCCATGACTAATGAGTTTATGGACACCTGTATGGACTGCCTGAGCGAGATAGCAGAGTCTGTGCCCTTGATGGTCAAAGGTAGGAAAGACCTTCTAGTTAGTGTGGACAATGAAATAGAGCTTGACAAAGACCAAGAAATGTGATACCCTATACTTTATAGTACTATGACATTTCATAGAAGTTACGTTAAAGTCATAGATGTTAACTATTATAAGTTACTTATAATATATTTACTTTAATGTCTTCAATGAAATGTTAAAGTATAGTAGGGCAATGTTAATTTTCAACAAAGGTTTGATATGAATGACATGATTATGGACAATGAATTTGATGCACATATGGATGATGTCTTACGTTTTGAATGCTGGTATCATTCAGTTATTGATGATGTCGCTAACCTTATACGTTCCAATGGCTACGATAAAGTCATGCTTGACGTACAGGAAGCACTTAAGCGCATAGAGGACAACACTTTATGATTGTCTTTCTATGTTTGATCGTCTTAACATTGTTGAAGGTTGTCTTATCATGACGAACAGTTTTAAAGCTAGGATTGGGCATGGTCGTGCCGATGTAGTTATCGAGTACAGCGCAGAGCTTGACTATGACGAACGAGGTGACTTCTGGGACATTGACTGGGATAACGTTAAAGTGTTCCTGTTTGATATTAACATTGCTGATGCCTTGGGTGACTCAGAGTGGGAAGAAGTTAAAGAATGTATTGATGAGGACTTATACAAATGAGAGACACGATAGACATGGCCCGTGAGGCTGGGATTCTTGGCGAGTTTGATACTGCTCAAGACATCATTGAATGCGGGATTGAGGTGTGGCTATCCGGTGAACGTGGTGTTCAGACTCTTGAGCGCTTTGCCGCCCTTGTTCGTGCTGATGAACGTGAGAGGGCTAAACACAATGAAGAAGTTCTGATGAACGCATTGTGGAAAGCCTGTGGTGATGACGAACAACTGGTCGAGGCAACCATTGAGTCGCAAGGGGAGTTGAGATGACTTCCCGCTTCCTCAAGCACATAGCTTGTGAGCACTGTGGTAGCACCGATGCTAACTCGCTCTATGACGATGGGCATACACATTGTTTCAAGTGCGGAACAACCGAATTTGAACATGAACACGAAGAAAGATCAGTTATGAAGGATGCTATTGCTCCTAAGAAGTTGGAAGTTAAAGGTACTGTAAAGTCAATACCTGAACGAGGTATTACACAGCAAACGTGTGAGAAATTTGGAGTAACACAAGATGACGGAAAACACTATTATCCGTACCATGACAACGGAGGAACTCGAACAGCTTGTAAGGTTCGTAGTGTTGCTGACAAAAGTTTCAGTATCATCGGAAGCTTTAAAGAAGCCACTCTATTCGGTCAAAATCTCTTTCACACAGGCGGGAAGTACGTCACAGTTTATGAAGGAGAACTGGATGCACTCGCAGGATACCAGCTTACAGGCTCTCAATGGCCTAGTGTCTCAATTCGTAACGGAGCACAGGCAGCTTTAAAGGACTGTAAAGCACAGTATGAATGGTTGAACAGCTTTGAGTCAGTAGTTATCTGCTTTGATGGCGATGAACCGGGTAAGAAGGCTGCTAAAGAGGTAGCTGAGTTGTTCGGTAACAAAGCCAAGATTGTGCAGCATAAGAGTGGTTACAAGGATGCTTGTGATTACCTGATTGCAGGGGCTACAAAGGAGTTTGTTAACGAATGGTGGAAGGCTACTCCCTTTACACCGGATGGAATTATCAATGGTAAAGACTTATGGGAAGAGCTACGTAAGCCTAAACAGCTTCCTGATGCTTCATGGCCTTATGCTAAACTCAACGACATGATGGCAGGTTTGCGTAAACGTGAACTTATCACCATTGCTGCAGGGACAGGACAAGGTAAATCTACTTTCTTACGTCAGTTGATTCATCATTTGTTAGTAACTACAGACGACAACATAGGTATGGCTTTTTTGGAGGAATCACCAGAGCGTACTGCCTTGGGCATTATGTCCATTGAAGCAGGTAAGCCTTTGCATTTGCCTCAGACGGAGTACACCGAAGAGGAACTTGAACAGGCTTATTTAAAGACTATGGGAACAGGTCGTTGTGTATTGTTTAATCATTTTGGATCGCTGGATATTGACAATGTGTTGAACCGCCTGCGATATATGGTGAAGGCTCAGAATTGCCAGTGGATTATCTTGGATCACTACCAAATGATTCTCTCAGGCATGGACACAGACGAGCGTAAGGGTTTGGATATGCTGTTGACTAAGCTACGTACCTTTGTCGAGGAGACAGGAGTAGGTTTGTTTGGAATCTCTCACACACGGCGACAGGACGGTAAAGGATTAGAGAATGGGGCTGAGATCAGCTTGTCTTCTTTAAGAGGTACTCAAGGTATCAGCCAACTGTCAGACGCTGTTATTGGTCTTCAGCGAGATCAGCAGAATGAGGATGAAGCTAAAAGGAATACTACTGAACTTCGCTTGTTGAAATCCCGGTTTACAGGTGAAACAGGCCCTGCAGGTAGCTTGTATTTTGATAAGAAAGTTAACAAATTAGTAGAAGTTATGGAAGAAACGCTATAAATTGTAAAAAAGTGTTGACATTTTCGTGATCTTATGTTATAATATACTGGTCACAAAAAGGAGTTAACATGAAACAATGCAAAGTTTGCGCTAAAGAGTTGCCTGATGAAAAGTTTGGTACTACCTATCACACTCTTTCTGACGGTACTCGAAAGGCCTATAAAGATTCTACTTGTATGGTGTGTCGTCGAAAGAAACATTTAGAAAATCCCGATAAAAAAGAGATTCATAAGAAAGGATCAAGTAACTGGTATAAAAACAATCCGGATAAGGTTAAAAATCAAAGGTTAAGAAAATATGGATTGACAATAGAAAACTACAATTCTCTGAGAGAAAATCAAGAATTCTGTTGTGCTATTTGTAAAAGACACGAAGAACAAGTAGAGCAAGGAACAGCTCTAAAACATTCTCATGCTTTACATATAGACCATTGCCATGCAACTGGAAAGATACGAGGACTTCTTTGTACAAACTGTAATACTTTGTTGGGTAAAGCTAAGGATGATGTTTCCGTTTTGGAAGCAGCAATTACATATTTGAAGGAGACGCTATGAGTCACGGTGACGGAGGCAAAGGAGATAGCCCACGTAAGCAACAAGATCAGAAGGCTTACGGTGAAGGGTGGGACAGGATATTCAGACAGAAGCCTAAAGAAAAGCTTATTGAAGAGGAACCTTTGAAGGATGATGAACATGACGATTGAGCACTTAATCGTAGGAGCTACCGGAGTAGGTTATCTGGTAGTAGGTGTGCTACAATGGAGCAAGGGAGAAATCTCTAATGGGATGATCTGGACAGGTTATGCCTTTGCTCAGATTGGATTGTGGCTTAACATTAAATGAAAGTAGCTTATGAGGATTGTCCTCGACATTGAGACAAACCTAGCACACGATAAGATTCATCTTGTTGTGACTAAAGACATTGACACTGGAGAAGTAAAGTCATGGAAAGTAGCCGACAGCCTGCGGGAGTATTTAAAGGACGTATCGTTGATAGTCATGCACAACGGCATAAGTTTCGATGCACCAGTATTGAATCGCTTATGGAAGACTCAGATTCGATTGAATCAGGTTTACGATACATTGATAGTAAGCAGGCTTCTCGATCCGAGCAGAGAGACAGGACACAGCCTCGAAGCTTGGGGAAATACTCTAGGGTTCCACAAGATTGACTACGCAGCCGTATGGCAGTGGATGATGGATAGGAAAGAGAAATACGAAGGTGAATGCTTCGACAAACCTATTGATAGTCTTCTTGAGCATTACTGTGTTAGGGACGTTAAGGTTACTGCTAAGCTATACCATCATCTAGTTAGTGAGTTCAATCAGAAGGAATTTAGTCTTGAATCGTTAGAACTTGAACAGAGTGTTGCAGCTATCATAGCTCAGCAAGAAAGGAATGGGTTTAAACTTGACCAAATCTACGCAACCTGCTTACTTACTGACATCAAGTCAAAAGTGGCAGGAATATATGAGCGAATGCAACAGAGATGGCCTCCTGTCACTGTTGAGAGAATCTCTGACAAAACAGGAAAGCGACTCAAAGATAGCGTGGTTACTTTCAACCCCGGATCACGACAACAAATCGGAGAGAAGCTAAAGGAACTTGGGTGGAAGCCTAAGGACTTTACACCGACAGGTCATCCGATTGTGGATGAAGCTGTGCTAGAGAAGCTGAACATACCTGAGGCTAAACTCATTGCTGAATATCTGATGCTGAACAAACGAATCAGTCAGATTGAGTCATGGATGGAAGCTGTAGGTAAGGACGGTAGGGTTCACGGTAAGGTCATCACCAACGGTGCTGTTACAGGTCGTATGACCCATAGTAGCCCTAACATGGCTCAGATTCCTAATGCAGGCTCTATTTACGGGCCTGAGTGCAGGGAGTGCTGGACTGTTGAAGATGGTAATGTGCTGGTAGGCTGTGATGCTTCAGGTCTGGAGCTTCGTATGCTAGCTCACTATATGAAGGATAATGAGTATGTCAAAACTGTCTGTGAGGGATCGTCTAAAGATGGCTCGGATGTCCACACGAAGAACCAGAAGGCGGCGGGACTTCAGACTAGAGACCAAGCAAAGACGTTCATTTATGCGTTCTTGTATGGTGCTGGCCCTGCGAAGATCGGTTCTATTGTGGGTGGTGGAGCGAAAGAGGGATCAAAGCTCATTGATGCCTTCCTTAAAGGGACTCCCTCGCTCCAGAGGCTACGTGATACGGTTAGCAGATATGCGAGCAAGGGCTTTGTACCGGGGTTGGATGGAAGGAAGATATGGGTACGTTCCGAACACGCAGCACTTAACAGCTTACTTCAAGGAGCAGGCGCTATCGTGATGAAGAAGGCTCTCGTGATCTTTGATGACAAACGTAAGGCTAACAAATGGCCTGTTAAGTATGTTGCCAATGTCCACGATGAGGCACAGCTTGAATGCCCTAAGGATATTGCTGAGGATGTAGGTAAAGCCTTCAGACAATCTATCATTGAGGCAGGAGAGTATTTTAAACTTAGATGTCCTTTGGACGGGGAGTATAAATGTGGCGCAAATTGGCGACAAACGCATTGACGATGAAGATGGAGCGTACATAGGAAGTATTCGCTTTGATGTCTTTGAAAATAATTTTGATATTTCTAAGACAGATAGCTTGACATTTGAGGATGTTTATGCTATCCTATATGCATCTCTTGAGTACTTACAAGGAGTAGCAAGAGACATGGAAACAGTAAAGAAGATCAAGGATCGACTTAACTGAGGTAAGAATTAGCGAGTGTGGTGGAACGGTATACACAGCAGACTTAAAATCTGCCACCGAAAGGTTTGAGGGTTCGAATCCCTCCACTCGCACCAATTATGAGCCAAAAGCGGATGCTGTCAAAGCGAGTTGCGTAAGCTTCGGACGTTTACAGAAGCAGCGAGTAGGCTCATCCAGAACTCGAAAGAGTATTTAACTTTAAAATGAAGGAAAATGAAATGAGTAGTATTAAACCCGTTAAAGTCTCTGGCTCCCTTTATTGGGCTAACTGGATGGCAAACTTCAACACTAAGTTTAATGAGGAGAATGATAAGTACGAATGTACCCTTGGCGATCTGTCTGATAAAGCAGCAGCAGCCTTGGAAGAGTTGGGCATCAAGATCAAAGAGAAAGACACACAAGGCAAGTACATTGTCGGTAAGTCTAAGTTTCTGTTTGAGCCTGTAGATGCGGATGGTAACAAGGTTGATATTTCAACGATTGGTAACGGCACTAAAGTAACAGCACTGGTTAGCTCTTATCGTCACAAGATGTCTGCTAAATTTGGTGCAGCACCTTCGATTCAGAAGATCATTGTCACCGAGTTGAAGGTATACTCACCTGAAGATGAAGAAGAATTGGAAGATGTCCTCTAACGCTCCCGCTGAGAGGCCAGATAAGTTACTCATAGATGCAGATTATTTGATCTATGCTATCGGTTTTACGTGTGAGGATGTTTCTGAGAGAACAGCAAAGAATAGGTTAGTAGAGACACTTGAAAATTTAGTCTACATACACCTCAAAGCTGACTCTTATGAAGCATTCCTGACAGGTAAGGGTAACTTCAGGTATGACATTGCTAAGACAGTCCCTTACAAAGGTAATCGTAAAGATACCGCTAAGCCTCCTTATTACCAAGAGCTTAGGGATCACATGGTTAAACGACTAGGGGCTGTCGTAGTAGATGGTCAGGAAGCGGATGATGAGGTAGCTATACGGATGTCTAAAGAGCCTGATACATACACTCTTGTAGGTGTGGATAAGGACTTACTTCAGATACCCGGATGGCACTTCAATCCCTCTAAAGACTTGGAGCAATATGTTGACGAGTTTAATGGGTACAAAGCGTTTGTTACGCAGATGCTCACCGGGGACAGAACGGATAACATTCCCGGCTTGGAAGGCATTGGCCCGAAGAAGGCGGAGAAAGCTCTTAAGGATGCTAAGACCCAACAAGAACTTCTGGAGACAGCGTGGGAAAAGTATCAAGAATTGGGGCATACGATTGAGTATTTTACGGAGCAAGGGCAGCTACTATGGCTGAGACGTTATGAAGGGGAGATATGGCAACCAAATCTAAGCCTTTAACGGCTAAGCAGGTAGCAGCTAAGTATGGCTTCCGCAGTGGCTTGGAAGAGCGCATTGCGGAGCAGTTGGACAAGGCAGGGGTTGAGTACACGTATGAGCAAGTGAAGCTGAATTACATAAAGCCAGCATCAAAGCACGTATATACCCCTGACTTTGTGTTGTCTAACGGGATTGTTATTGAGACTAAAGGTAGGTTCTTACTTGCTGATCGTCAAAAGCATATTCTCGTTAAGAAGCACAATCCAACACTTGATATTAGGTTTGTCTTTAGCAACTCTAATGCAAGAATTAGCAAGACAAGTTCCACGACATATGCACAATGGTGTATAAAGAATGGGTTTAAGTATGCAGACAAAACGATTCCAAAGGAATGGTTGGATGAGTAAGGAGTTACGATGAATAGTGTTTTTAAATTGTTAGAGAATCCTAACTTTAAAGAGTTAGCGTATGATGTGATTGATCTGCTTGTTGTCGAACGATTGCAAGAACATTACATCATGTGTTTAGACTTTGATGACTTTGATACAGCTAAGGATATTCTTGCTGTGTTACGATACTTCACTACTTATGAAGAGTTCAATGAGTTCTTAAAGGAGACACGAGATGCAGGTTACACTGATCAAGGAAAACAGTGACGGTTCAGCTAACTACAGCTTTGACCTGACAAAGGAAGAGGAACAGAGCCTAATCCGTGCAGGTATTTTGGCTGCTTTAAAAGAAGCTATCCGACTAGGTGATGAGTTGAAGGTTGTAGAGGAGGAAGAATGTGAACAAAGTACGGACAGTATGGGCAACCCCTGAAGGTGAAGACCTAATAGCATACATGGCTCGTGTAAGTGCTCCTGCTAACCAAGATAACAAAGAGACAGCACCTAAGCTGATCAAGTATCTTATCAAGCACAAGCACTGGAGTCCTCTGGAGATGGTTAATATCTGCATGGAGATTGAGACTACCCGTGATATTGCTAGGCAGATTCTTCGGCATCGTAGCTTTAGCTTTCAGGAGTTCTCTCAACGCTATGCAGAGGTTGACAACTATGCACTATCGCAGGCACGTATGCAGGACGCTAAGAACCGCCAGAATAGCTTAGAGACAGAAGATTTAGGTCTCATGTATTGGTGGGAAGGCGCTCAGAAACGTGTATTGGATGATGCTAAGTTCATGTACGAATCTGCTCTCAATAAAGGCATTGCTAAGGAAGTTGCACGTAAGTTGCTCCCTGAAGGCCTGACAATGAGTAGGATGTATATGAATGGTACACTTCGTAGTTGGTTGCACTACATTGATATTCGATGTGATGCAGCTACTCAGAAGGAACATCGAGAAGTAGCTGAACTCTGTAAAGCAGAGATTGTTAAACACTTTCCTAATGTGATTTCATATGCTAATTGATCCACCACGAGGATGGGCTTACGGGTTTCCTAAGAAGCTTCCTAATCCACCTCCTGATAACTTACACGTCTGGTTAGTCGAACAAGGCTATCCAGAGGAAGAAATTAAATCATACGGCAGTTATTTCTATTGTCGTTATATTGCAGAGGATACAGATGAATCTAAATGAGTACCAAGAACTAGCGTTTAAGACAGCACTGGATTCAGCTAAGAATCCTGCTTACATGATTGCTAACCTGACCTCAGAAGCTGGTGAAGTGGCAGGCAAGTATGCTAAGTGGATTCGTGATGGTGTGCTGGATGAGGTAGGATTGCAGAAGGAAGTAGGTGATGTTCTGTGGCAGATTGCAGGACTATCTACTGTGATGGGTTGGAATCTAGCTGATTTAGCTAGTCAGAACTTACGTAAGCTTGCAGAGCGTCAAGCTAATAACACTTTGAAAGGATCAGGCGATGAGCGATGAAATTATGCAGACATACTCTTTTACATATACCGACTGTGACGGTAAGAAGTATGAGAAGACTATCACTACTTCCGGTATGACATGGCTTGAGTGCATGAACGACTATGTACGGTTCCTTGAGTCTGTCTTCCAATATGGTATCATGGACAACGTACGTCTTAAAGAACCTATCTGGAGGAAGTCAATGATTGAGTATCATTCTGACTATCTTGATCCTTGGACAGGCGAATACTTCTCAGACGAACAAGAGGAAACAGATGAAGATACTTGTAATCCCGGACT